TTAAAAAAAACATCCAACAAACTATTTTAAAAAGTGTAGAGTATTGGTTACCTTACATTAGAATAGAAGCAATTGATGTAGATATGGCAAGTGAATTAAAAGATAAAAATCAAGTAAATTTAAATTTACAATTTACAGTTGGAAACGATATTGATTTACAAGAAATAACATTGGTAGTACAGGAATAATATTATGGCATTAAACTCAGCTAATTTTAAAAGTAACAATGGAAGAGATATAAAATATCTAAGTAAAGATTTTGCGTCTTTTAGAAGTAACTTAATTGAATACTCTAAAACTTATTTTCCTAAAACATATTCTGATTTTAACGAAGCTTCTCCTGGTATGATGTTTATAGAAATGGCATCTTATCTTGGAGATATATTGTCATACTATACAGATGATTCATTGAAAGAATCATTAATGTTATATGCAGAAGATAAACAAAATGTAATTGCTCTTTCAAACTACTTAGGATATAAACCAAAAGTTACTTCACCTGCAATCGTAACAATTGCGGTGTATCAATTAGCACCTTCTATTGGTAGTGGAGAAGATAACAGACCAGATTCTGATTATTACTTAAGAATAAGAGAAGGTATGGTTGTAGAAGCAGCTAAAACAAATGTTCAGTTTAGAACAACCGAACTTGTTGATTTTAATGATGCAACTGATAGAGAAATTACGGTTTATACTGATTCAGCGGGAGAAGCAACACAATACCTTATTAAAAAATATGTAAAAGCAATTTCAGCTACATTAAAAACCGTAACTAAAACATTTAGTTCACCTCAACAATTTTCTAAAATAAATCTTGCAGATAAAAATGTAATTGATGTATTTGATGTACGAGATGCAAATGGTGGTAAGTGGTATCAAGTTCCATACTTAGCACAAGAAATGGTATATGTTGATTATCCAGTTTCAGAGCAAACTGATAAAGATTTAGCTCAATTTAAAGATTCTGTATCAAATATATTAAAAGTATTGAAAACTTCAAAAAGATATGTAACTAAGATTAATCAAGATAATACAACTACACTAGTATTTGGTGGTGGTAATTCAACAAATGATGAAGTATTAATACCAAGTACAAAAAATGTTGGATTGGGATTAAATTCATCCATAGATAAAATGAGTTCTACGTTTGACCCTGCTAATTTCTTAAGAACATCATCTTATGGACAAGCACCTTCAAATACAACTCTTACAATTTCTTATCTAGTGGGTGGTGGTGTATCTTCTAATGTTTCTAAGGGAGAACTAACATCAATAAAAAGAATTGAATTCGATGATGATGTAAAAACATTTTCACAAAACGAATCTACTTTATATAATAAAATGAAAGCTTCGGTAGCAGTTGATAATGAAACTCCAGCAACTGGTGGTAGGGGTGAAGAAACTATTGATGAGATTAGAGAAAACGCATTAGCTAACTTTGGTTCACAAGGTAGAGCAGTAACAAGAAAAGATTATCAAGTTAGAGCATTGGCATTGCCTCCTAAATATGGTGGAATCGCAAAGGCATATTGTTCACCAGATGGTCAATTGGATAATAACTCACCTGGTTCATTATTAAAAGATACTGATTCAATTGAAGAACTAATGGGTGTGGTTAACATGGTTAAAGACCAAAACCTATCAGATGCAGAAACACGAGAAGAAGTTAAAAGATTATTAAAAAGTAAAAAGGGTAGTCCTGGTGAAAAAAATAATCCATTTGCAATTAACTTATATATTCTTGGATATAACTCAGATAAAAATTTATCTATATTGAATAGAGCAGTTAAAGAAAATCTGAAAACATATATTGGAGAATATAGAATGTTAACAGATGGAATTAATATTATTGATGGGTATGTTATAAACATAGGACTTGATTTTGAAATAAGAGTTTATGGTGGATATAATAAAAGAGAAGTACTTGCAAAATGTATATCAGAATTAAAGCAATATTTTAATATAGATAATTGGACGTTTAATATGCCAATTAATATATCTGCAATAGAAATTTTACTAGCAAGTATTGAGGGAGTACAATCTGTACCAAAATGTGAAGTTACTAATAAGTGTTTAGGAAAATACTCAGAACATTCATATGATATACAAGCAGCAACAAAGGGTAAAATGGTGTATCCATCAGTAGACCCTTCTGTATTTGAGGTTAAGTTTCCAAATAAAGATTTAAAAGGGAGAGTAGTATAATGTATCATTTCGTAACATCATCCAAAGATTCAACAATTTATTTACAACAACCAAGTCAAAACACTGGATTGGATGAGATAATTGAGGTATCTAAAACTTTCTATGGTAATCTTAAAGATAATGCAAGAGCATTAATAAAATTTGATACTACTCCATTATCACAATCAATTGCTAGTGGAGATATCACAATGAGTTCTGCTCATTTATTATTAAAAGAATCTGATGCAAATGAGATTCCTATGGATTACACAATTTATGCATATCCTATATCACAATCATGGGATATGGGTATTGGAACACGATTTGATGATATATCAACCGATGGTGTAAGTTGGGAAAACAGAGGAACATCCACAGAAAGTTGGTTAGGAGATGGTGGATATGCGAGTGGTACGAGTGGTTCTTTTAACGGAAAGGGTGGTACATGGTACACTGGTTCGGTTGGTTCACAAGATTTTTCATATCAATCGAGTGATATAGAAATGAATGTACTCAGTTCAATGAATAGTTGGATTGGTGGTACACTACCAAATGAAGGATTTATAGTAAAACATTCAGATGCAAAAGAAGCAGATACAGTTGATTATGGAGAATTAAAATTCTTCGGTAAAGAAACTGCAACAATATACCAACCTAAAATTAGAATTGGTTGGGATGATTCGGTATTTACAACAGGTTCATTAACAGAATTAACTTCTGAAGAAATTAATGTAACGTTCAAAAGATTAAAAGTAAGATATAAGGTAGGGAGTACACCAATGATTAGAGTTTTTGGTAGAGAAAAGTATCCTCTTAAAACCTATACAAATACATACGCTTATAATGATTTATATTATTTACCATCTACAACATATTATCAAATAAAAGATATCGTAACAGGTGATGTAATAATACCATTCAATGATAACTATACAAAAGTTAGTTGTGATGCCAATGGTAATTATTTTAAATTAGATTTATCTAACTTTGAATATAATAGAGATTACTATATTGAAATAAAAACAATAAGAAGTGGTGTAGTAGAATATTTTAGTGATAAAGATTTAACATTTACCGTAGAGAAATAACATGGGGTTAAAAGATAGATTTCGAATTGATGAACTTGTTAAAAAAGGTTCTAAAGCAATTCCTCGTGATGAACGAGGTGGAATCCGAGTGCGCAAAAGAGATGGTAAAGCTTTACCACCGGGATACTATTTCAAAGAGGGTTCTAAATATCCAGTAAAATTACCAGAGAAATTTATACCATATGGTAAAAAGCCAATCAAATCTCCAAACGATACAAAAAAATTCAAAGCTGATTTTGTAGATACATTGCCTCCACTAAAGAGTCTTGCGGATTTAGAAGCTCAAAAATCATTTGGGGGAGAAACATCTGGTTTCATTGAAAAACCTAATTATGATGAAAGTGAACTTAAAAAGGCAATTGATGTAAAAGTTGATGAGTTAATAAAACCCAAAAAAGTTCAAAGAGGTGATTTTATTCCTAAACCAAGATATACTAGTTTAGAAAAAAAGTATGAAGAGGCACAAAAACAAATAAAGACAATAACCTCACAACGAGATAATGCGTTATCTAGTATTGCTTCACTTGAGGGGGAGATATCATCTTTACAATCACAACTTGATTCATGCCAAGCTCAACTTGATGCACAGATTATAGAAACCGAAAAAGCAACCGATAGATATAGTGATTTACTAAAAGATTTTCAGACTTCTTTAATAAAGGGTACAAAGGAAGGTATTGAACGAGCATCTTTATCTGCACAAGCTCAAGGGTTACAAGCACAAAAAGAAACCTTACAAGCACAATTAGCATCACAACAAGATATTGTAAAATCGTTACAAAATCAACAAGAGATACAACAACAAGTTGCCGAACAACAACAAGAAGCAGCGGAACAACAAGTTGAGGCAGCTAAACAAACAAGTTTATTGGGGTTAGTTGAGGATAAAGGACAATACCAAGTTAAGGGTACAGTTGGTTGGGCACTTCATCCATCAAGTAAAAATAGAAAACCAGAACAAGCTGCTAGATGGGATGATAGAAAGAAAGGTGATAGGGGAAGATTAACTGGTCTTAAATATGATTGGTATAACTTAGGTGAAGAAGCAGTCACACTTAGCGTAACGGAAACTGTAATTAAAAACAAAAAATGGTTAACAGGTGTTCCTAGTTCACTTACTATTCCTGCAAGTCCTGATGGTGGTTCAACACCTGGTAAGAAAACAGTTACTTTTGCTAGGGGAAGTATTGGTAAGGGAACTTATGAAACAGAAATAGAATGGACAAACACAACCACTAATGAGAAATTTAAAATGAAAACTCGTTATTGGCAAGCAAGAAGTAGGAGAAGAACCTAATAGATTATGGCTTTAGAAACATTTAAAGAAATAGTAGAGAGAAAAGGATATCTCGTAGAAAATGAAGATAGAAAAATTTTCGAAAAGGAAATTAAGAAATCTAACTTCGGACTTGGTGTGTCTGATATGATTGAATTCATTTTATATGATTCAAATGATAATCAACTACCACAAGGAGAGGATGCAAAACTTGTTAGATATATTCATATAGATGATAAAAACATTAATGATTATTTTTTAATAACAAGAAATGAAGAAACTAAAAAGACAAATGATGCATCTGAGTTTATAATTGATTTAGAAAGATTAATTAGAGAAGCTGGATATTCTAATGGTATATTCAAGACTCAAATAACATTACTAAACAGAAGAATCGGTTCAGAAGAAGGAGAAACTGATAAATTATGGATACATGAAATATCACCAACACGAACCGAAATAAGAGTTGTTCCTTTAAAAAATACAAATAAACCTAATGAAGATTTACTAAGAAGGTATGGGTTATTCACCGATGAAGGAAACTTTAGAGATGATACCATTTATTATGTTAGAAACTTTATTGATAGTATTGATATCTTTAAGGTTGTTGATAGCTTTATAAGAAGTAAGGGTAGAATTCGTGATGGAAGACGATATCAAAAACTAGTTCAACAAGAATTTAAAGTAGGTTCATTTGATAATTTGTTAAATGATATAAAAGCTAGATATCTTGAGTCTATGGATTATTTCATAGTTGGAAAAGATTGGGATATAACATCAAACACTTATGGTAAATCAATTAATAATCCTGATTTATTAGAATTAACAATTTCAAAAATAAAAAGAGTAGCAGAAACTGCTATACGAAATTCTGTTGAGTATTATTTACCAAAACGTAAAATACAAAATAGTATTGAATTAACCGCAGATGAACAAATTACGTTTGATAAGGTTAAGAAAATATTAAAAACTATTAAAGCAAATCAAAAATTTCCAAGTACCATACCATCTGAAGTAGGAGGTATAGTTAGAGGTTGTACAGATAAAGAAGCACTTAACTATAATCCACGAGCAAAAGAAAACGATGGTAGTTGTAGATATAAAGAAACAGAAGTAGCAGCTGCTGTTGTAGAGGGTTGTACTGATAAGAGTGCAGTAAACTATAATCAGTATGCAAATAAAGATGATGGTAGTTGTAAATATCAAGAAGTGGTTGAAGATTTTGCTGATTTAGGAGGAGGACTTGATACCGATACAGAGGTTGTAGTTGACCCTCCACCACCTCCACCACCAAAACCAGTGTACAAATATACAACAAAAATATACTATGTTTGGTCAGAAACTGGTTCAATAAATTATACCGATAGAACTGGAGGAAAGGTTGTATCATCTGGTATTGAATACGATGCTCTAAAAATAACTTTTAGAGATGATGGACCTCCGAAGTTTGTTAATGATGTAAGAGAAATACCAAAAATAAAAATTACACCACCACTTGTTGTTGAATATAGAGTTCAGAACCAAAGTAGGGTAACAAGACAAAGACCAGAATTCTTAGAAAGAAAGAGATTTAATGATATTCACCCATTTGGTGATATAGAAGGATATAACAGACGTAACAACCGTTTACAAAAGTATCCAAATGTAATTGAAGAGTTTGAAGAAATATTTGTGGGTTCTTCTTTATCTTTTTCTTATAAGAATAAGTTAAATCAACAAAAAACAAGTTCTACAATAGAACCGAATGATTCGTTAATAATATGTGCAGTTGAAAATTCAATATCAAGTGTACCTGGTCTTAAAGTAACACGAGTAGGAACCTGTGGAGGAACATATCCACAAGTAATTACCGTACCTAAACCAAAATATAAATGTAATAATTCACGAGCGATAAACTTTGGTGAAGTTGGTGTGTGTAAATATGCACCAAAACCAGCTGACCCAGTAATACCATTTGTTCCACCAACTCCACCACCACGAAAAAGGTGTCTTGACCCAAATGCAGATAATTATCAGCAATATGGGACTTGTACTTATCCAATTTTTGTTGATGTTGTGGATAAACCAATTCAAATAGTTCAAAATACACCACCTAGAATCACTGGTGGAAATTCTGGAGGTTTTGGTGGTTCAAGAGAAGTTGAGGAGATATTAGATGCAATGGGAGGAAATTTTAATGGAGCAATTGAATTTAATAACGGAAGAAATAACAGAAGTAATAATTCAACGTTGAGAATGGGTGGGTATAATGCCAACTTCTTCTAAAAGATACAGGAGAAGATAATAACTATATATTTATAGTAGAAATATTGTTGGGATATAAATGAGAAACAGAAGAGAATTTAATTACGATGATTTCAGAGGTTATGAGGATAACTTTGGAAGAACTAATGGGGAAAATCCTTTCGGATATGAACCAGAGGTACTTCGTCCTATTGGTAACGGTGGAGGCGGAGGTGGAGGTAGAGTATCAAGACCTACTCCACCTATAATTGTACCGAAACGTCCTGTGCCAGAAATAAGTAAACCTCGTTTCGTAAAACCGATACTTCCACCACCACCACCAATAAAACCTGATTTGCCACCAAATCCAATTATCCCAATAAAAATACCACCTCGTGTTTTTGTAAAAGGTGGGTGTATGGATTCGAAGGCAACTAACTTTGATAGAAGAGCAACTTACGATAATGGTAAATGTAGATATCCAAAACCAGAGATTAAACCTGTGGTAAAGGATAAAAATGCACCAGTTACTGTGACCATAGCGAGTGATAGAGGACCAGCTGAAGTTAAAGTAAATGGTAAATCTGTGGGTACAACAAATGGTTCAGGTGATTTTCATTCCAAAGTTTTAAATTTTACAGAAAAAGAATTACTTAGTAGAAAGACAATAACAGTAGAAAAAGCAGGATTTACATCAAGAGATGAGTGGAGAATATCTTCTAAACAAAAAACTTTATATAAAGATGTAAAACCAGTTATTGATATTGTACGACCTGATTTACCACCACCAATTCGTACTAACCCACAACCAACTAGAGGTAATGTAAGAAATAACACTCCTACAATCACTGCAACTACTGATGGTAGTGGTCAGTTTAGAGATTACATGGATGTGGACTTCCTTGACCCAATAACTGAACAATTTGGTAGAAAAGGAGAAAATATCAACTTCGGAGGAAACAATCCCTTTGAACGTAATTTTAGGGGAGGAATTAATCCCAATTTTAATAGGCTATTAAAAAGAAGAGCTCCTAAACCATCATCTCCAAAAATTAATTTTAACAATCGTCTTGGTATTGAGCCACTATTTTCGAGACCTGTTAAGGGAAAGTCTTTACCAAAACCAGCACCACCAAAACTATCATTAGGTACAGTTGGATTTAATTATTTCGAAATTGTATTAGAGAGAAAAATAAATGGTAAATGGGTACAACAACCGAATTCAAATGCTAAAATTGCAGATGTATCTATAAGACCTAAATCACACGCACTACGATGTGGATTTAGTTTAAGAAAATCATCTGTTGAAATTATAGAACCACCTATCATTGAAGAAAGCTATTCAGTTAGCATAATTGGTGATGTACCAACAGATGATACCATTCTTTGGAAAACTAATTATGGACAAGTTGGGGGTGTATTAGATGATGATGATATTGTAACATTTAAAATTGAAAGACAAGAAGGAGACCCTATACCAAGTATTTCATTTTATGCAAATGGTATAACTGATTTTACACATAGGGGAGAATTTCAATATTCATCTAATGGTAAAAAGGTTACTTCAAGAAAGGGATTGGAAACAACAATTCAACTTGTAGGTGGTCAAACAGATATACAAGTTCAAGTATTTAAAAATCCTATTGCAAGTGTACCTACACAACCAGCAGTTAAATTAAATAGAAGTAGTGTTAAGTTAAATCTAGCGGATAGAAACTCTGTTAAGATATCATACGAGTCAATTGATGCAGATAGTTTATTATATATCCTTGGTAAGAACAAAAAAACAATACCATTACGAGGTACTATTACATTATCACCAAGTGATTTTCCCAATGGTGCAGGAAATTATACATTATATGTTCAGCCTGTTTCAAAACGAGGAGGAAGTGGTGAAACTCAAAAGGTAGTAATTGCAGTAGAAAGTAAAGCATATTTACCTGGTCCAGATATTACTCATATAAACTATCCACAATTAATTAAAGGAGCGGATTTTAAAGGATATGATGCAGATTTTAATATATCTTGGCAATCTATTAATACGAACTATGTTGAAATATATCTTGATACTCCAAGAAGAGAATCTTTCTTAGGTAAATTCGAACCACAAGGAGTTTCTCAACTTAATATACAAGATATTATTAGAAAAGGTAGAAGATTTCAAACTTTAAGAAATAATAGAGATTTATTACAATTTAAAATATTACTAATTCCTTATAATACAGAAGGTGATTCTAAAACAAAAGGTAAAGTTGAATCAATAAATATTACTTTTGATAAGGGAGATTTAACACTTCGTAGAGGAAGAGTTGTTGGTGATATAAGAAATGCATTTGTTAGTGAATTTGAAGATAAAGGACTTGATGAACATACATCTCCATTTTTAACACACTATTTGCACCTAGGTGATGGTGATAATAGGTTAATTGGTACATGGGGAATCGATGAAACAACATTTTCAGATTTTAGAATTAATCCAGCAACTAACAAAAAGGAATTATATGGTGAGGTACAGAAATCATTAGTTTTAAAACTATATGACCCATTACCACGAAATATAAATCCTAATGATAAAATTTGGATATCCAAAATACAATCAATTCCATTAATTGATAGAATAACAATTACAGATGATATAGTTAACAACTGTACTCCATTAACTCCTAACTTTGAATTAGATGTTACTGATACAATTGGATATCAAATAATGGATGATTTAATAACAAGTGGTTCTACCTCATCTACCGATGTTGTAAATCAATTTGTATCATCTAGTAATTTTTCATTAGATAATTTAAATATAGAATTTGTAAGTCAATCTTCAATAATAAATGAAGTTGGTACTGGACTAATATTAGAACAAACTGGTGATGAAGATTATAATTGGAAAGAGTTTATTAAATATTCATCTGCAGATGAGAGAGTTCAAAATTTTTACTATAAAGTAAAATTATTAGAATCATATCAATCTAAATATGATATTGTAAATTCACTAACTTCATCAATTGCAACAACTCAAGAAGCTAAAAATATACAATTTAAAATAGGTGAAGTAAGAAGGGGATTTGATTCTTTTGAAAAATATCTATATAACGAATCAGGTTCATTAACGTATCCTGGAGCGGGAGAGAATACACTTTCATCATCAGATGACTCATCTACTATAAGTTGGTTTGCTGGAATATTAAACTCAGCTCAATCATTTGATTATAATAACACATCTCGATTATCATTTAATTTACCAAAACATATTAAAGATGATGAAAACAATTCTGATTTCATTTTATTCTCTGATATGATTGGACAACACTTTGATGTTATATACACACATATCAAAGCAATATCTAAAAGTAATAGAATTGAAAATACACATGAATATGGTATAGATGATACTATGTTATATCATATGTTAGAATCCTTGGGATGGAATGCCGATATGGGTGTTTCTGGACAAGCACTTTGGGAATATGCATTTGGTAAAGATAAGGATGGTAATAAAACAACTTCCTTAAGTGGTAAGGATAGACAAAATGAAATATGGAGAAGATTATTAAACAATCTACCATATTTGTATAAACATAAAGGTACAAAACGAGCAATATCCGCAGCGTTAAGTTGTTATGGTGTTCCTGCTTCATTACTGACTGTGATGGAATTTGGAGGACCTAGTGACCCGGATGGAGATACTCCAACCAAATTCACATATGATGATAGAACTGCTTCAATATTACTAAGTGGTTCTGCAGCTATTACTTTACCTTGGAAAGAACACACATCAGTATTTAGTGATGATTATCCTAATGCAGTTGAACTAAGAATAAACTCGGAACAAAGACAAGACCAAGAGATAGTGAGTACCGATGGGTGGTCATTGAATTTAATCGCAAATACAGGTTCTCTTGCAGAAGTACAATTTAAAATTAGTGGAAGTAATACTATACTTTCATCTTCAACTGGAACTGGTTCTTTATTTAATGATGAATATACTCAAATAGTAGTACAAAAAGTAGTATCTGGTTCATTTGATGTATTTGATGTATATGCACAGGAATCATTTCAAGGAAGAATTAGAACTAAACTTAGTTCAAGTTTAGAAATACGTTCAGGAACAAATTCATGGAAGAGTGGTAGTTTACTAACGTTAGGTGGTACTAACTTAACTGCTTCGGTTGATGAGTATAGATTATGGAGAACTCCATTATCACAATCAAGAATTGATAATCATACATTATTACCAGATGCAGTAGATGGAAATCATATATCTGCATCATCTACTGATTTATTATTTAGAAATGATTATGAGTATCCTAAAAACAGATACTCAAGTACCTCTATTAAAAACGTATCAATAATACAAACATATGTTACTGAATCGATTGCTTCTAATTTTACAGATATTAGTTCATATCCATTTCAATATAAATCATATGATAGAGAAGTAACTGCAGTTGTACCATCAACGGGTAATAGTCTTGGAAATAAAGTTAGATTTGAAACACAAACATTAGTATCGGATTTAAATTATAGAAGTAGAGCTACTAAAAAATCATTTGACCAATCTCCTGTTGATTCAAACAGATTAGGATTATTTTTCTCTCCAACAAAAGAGATAAATATGGATATAATTCGTTCACTTGGTGAGTTTAATATAGATGATTATATTGGAGACCCATCTGATGATTATAAACCAACATACAATAAACTTAATCAATTAAGAAACTACTACTTTGACCGATATACTTTAAATATTTACGAATATATACAATTAGTTAGATATATTGACCAATCATTATTTAAGATTATATTATCTTTAATACCTGTTAGAGCACAAACAAGTGAAGGTTTATTAATTGAACCACATATTCTTGAAAGAAGTAAAACAGAATGGAAACCATCAACTGCGGTTAAAAAAGATTACAAAACTAATATTAATGTAAATGATTTAGTACCAAGTGGCGAAACTAAAAATTACCTAACTGTAATAGATACTAAAAATAGTACCAATCTTTCGGCAGAATCTAAGGATTTCACTGGAGTTATACCATTAGATACATCTGAAGAATTATCTGCAGATAATATAGGAATAGATAGTACTATATTAACTCACGATAATACCGTTTTATCTGGTGAAAATATTGGGTTATCACTTTCGATTAATAATACAGAAATTGGTCAATCACTTAGTGGTGAATTTGAGTCTGATATGTTCACACAGATAGGAACAGGACCAGATTCTCTTTCAGTAGCAGGATTTGGATTATTTGGAAATGATGCAAACGCTATCAGAACTAGATTTGATTCTAGTAAACAACTTGTAAAAGAAAGAGTAAAAGTATTTTTACTTAAAAAATCATATACAGTTGATATTCCTGAGAACATAACTCAAGATTCATCACAAGGTACACGATTTGTAACTACAACTAAATTTAAAGAAGTTGTAAATATTTTACCATTTACTGGTTCAGATGGAAATGAATCAGTAGACCCAACTGTAAGTGGGGATATTGTTGGTGTTACTCCATTAAATGGATATTTCCCAACACATTATAGAAACGTTGGAGATTTAACAAGTGGATTGGAAAATTCATTTTTTAATGGCTCTAAACAAACTGCGGCAACTACTTTAGATGGTGGTTCGCCAATTGTTACATTTACTACTAATCCTAATACTCTTAAGGTATCTGATAGTGGAAGGGGAAGTGGAGAACCAATTTTAGAAGTAGATTAGTAGAAATATTATCTAATTTTTAAAATACTTATATTTATATATTGAACAACAATAACAAGGAATTTAAATTATGGCTTATTTAAATAATACAGAAATCACAGTAGATGCGATTCTCACGAAGAAGGGTAGAGAGAAATTAGCAGCTGGTGATGGTTTAAACATCACAAAGTTTGCTTTGGGTGATGATGAAATAGATTATACCCTTTACGAACCCGCACATCCAAAAGGAAGTGCATATTATGATGCAGCAATTAAAGCTATTCCAATTACAGAAGCTTCACCAGATGAAACTCAAGTATTGAGACATAAATTAGTTACCTTACCAAAAGGTACTACAAAAATTCCAAAAGTAGAATTTGGTATCCCTTCGATAGCAGTAAATTCAGATTCTGGACAAGTACAGTTATCACCAACAACTTCACCAAGTGGTAATACACAAAGTGGATATACCGTAATACTAGCTAATAAAAATGCAGGTACTATCGTTGGTAGTGGTTTAGCAGCTGGAGCAGCAACTACACCATCATTCTTAGGAGATGAAATAACTGCAACTGCAGCTATTGAAACAGGATTAACATTCCAATTCATACCAAACCCAAGTTTAAGAGGTTCAGTTAAAACAACTATAACTGTTTATGGAAATGAAACGGGTGGTTCACAAACTATTCCAGTAACCGTAACAGATTTACGACAAAGAGCTACTGTACGAAATGTATTAGGTTCATAATAAAATAAAACAAAGGAAAATAAAAAATGGCACAAATATCAGGACAAGCTGGAGTAAATTTAACAACGGAGTTATCTACCTATTTGGCAGATAATCAAGGTACACTTACTTCTGAACAATTAGCATCTATCGTAAATCAGTATTTAACTGGTGGTGATAAATTGGGTGCAAGTGGTGGAGCAATTGCACAAGGTATCTATAAACGATTTGGTGAATTTGACCAAATTACTGGTAAAGTAGAAGTTGTTACAACTGGACTTTGGAGTGGTGATACTGGAAGTTTAACTTCATTCTTTACTTCATCAACTGAAGTTGGGCAGGGAAGTTCAAATTATTATATAAATGTATATGATAAGAATCCATCAAGTGATACATCAGCAGCTGTACAATATGCAGTTGCATATGGTGAGATACTAGGTAGTGGTTCAATCTCGTTAGCAAACTCAGATACATCAACTTTAGCATCAAAAGCAACTTATGCACAATATCGTTCAATCTTATTAGATAACGATGATACTAAATTTACTTTCTTTTCTTCATCAGCAGCAGGAATCCATGATTCCGATGATATCTATGTAATCAATGTAGCTCGTGCCCGTTACAAAGAGAAAATGGATGCAGGAAACTGGTCATTAAAATTAAGTGGTTCTAATGGAATTTCAACCTTTATTGATGATAGTGGAAAGAAATTCTCAGATAGTGTTGGAAAATCAGGTAGAGTATTTAATGTATGTAGTGGTTCACTTAACTTAGGAACTGAAAATGAAGCAACTGTAAATACACTTACTGCTTCAACTGGTCAAGGTTTAGGTTTATTTTATCCTGACCAAGGATTAGTAATACTTAATCCATCAGCAGTACATAGTATAATTGGAACATCAATCGATAGTGGTTCAAATAGTGGTAAAAGTATTTCAACATCACAAGCATATGAAGGTAAAAATCATTTCTTATTGCATGAAGCAATTCGAGGTGGTGCAGATTTCGAAGCAAGAAGAACAGAAAACGTTTCTACTTCACATTACTTCATAAGAGCAACAAACAGAGAATTTAACTTCTCAAACAATCCTACATTTGTAACTGGTTCAGATGGTTCATTTGCTGAATCAACTTTTGAAACAGACCCTAAAACTTTTATTTCAACAATTGGATTATTTAATGATTCAAATGAAATATTAGCAGTAGCTAAAACATCACAACCTGTTCCTAAATCATTTGATAAGGAAGTATTAATCAAAGTAAAACTTGACTTTTAATAAACACGAATTGTTGTGGTTGCAAACATAACGTTCACGAATATAACCCCACCACGAGTGGGGTTTTTTGTTGTTACCCATGAGTTATAAAATAAAAGTATTATCATTAAAAAGAAGAAACGATAGAAGAGAACTCTTTGATTCAAGATTTTCTGATTTTCAATATGAATATTTTTATGGATTGGATGGTAAAAATTACACCTTATCTGAATACGATACTAATTGGATTGATGGTAACATATATGCTCATTATAAAATACACATACCATCATTAGTATGTGCAAATAAATCACATATCTTAATGTTAAAACAATGTATATCAGATAATATCCCTTACATTATATTTGAAGATGATACTGAAATAATAAAACCTATTGATTTTAAATTTGAAGATATCGTAAAAAAAGATTTGGATGTGTTTTGGTTAATGCCTAAACAATCATCTATACTTTGTTATGTAGTTTGGCCTGCAGGAGCTAAAAAGCTAATAAAATGTGTAGATAAAAAAGGTGGATTAATAAAAGGACTGGATGATATGTGGCATATTATAAAAGATACTGGTTATCTAAGAGAAGAAAGTTTGAGTGATGAATACTTTACTCAACGAATGGGAGCTCCTGATTCTGATATAACTTCTTTGTTAGATTATCAAATATCCAAAGAACTTCTATGATTTTAATTTCATCATATTTATATAGAGGAGTAATAATACTATGATAAAGAATATACCTAAATCAGCGGTATGGAGGAAGAGTTTTCCTGTGTACAAGAAATTCACCCTAACCAAAGAGGATAGTGAAGTAATTTCTGGTTCACTTGAGGTAGGGGATTTTGATACTGGTTCATTTAATAAACAAGGAACGATATTTACACATCCTTTATTAAAATCTATAACTTCTAAGTATTATCATCCTGATACAAATCCATTTACTTTATTTGGTGAAGTTCCTGATATCGGTCAAATTGATAGATTCCGAGTTACTGGTTCTACTGCATATATTATTTCAATAGACCAAGAAAAGTATGGTGAAGCAATAAAAAGGAATTCACTTACATTAAAAGACCCTACTAATAGTATAGATTTTGCTGATGATGGGCAAGGAAATATTGTATCATCTGTACCTCTCTATGGACTAGAATCAATTGATTTTGAAACAGGTGATATTATTATAAAAGATGCGGATAACGAATTATTTTCAGGTAGTTTTTTAGGAATTGATTTTGATACGGGTGTTAGTACAATGACTTTTAATGGTGATACAGACCAAATAAGTGTAGGTATATTAGATTTAACCAATTCATCAATTACTACTGCAGTACCAATGGATTTCGATGGATTAGAAATCGATGAAGCAAGGTATGGTAATGTATTCTATTCAGATGGAACACTTGTTGTATGGGATTATCCTATTGATAATTATACTATGGGATATCGAAGTACTAAAACAATACATGAAACCGAAGTACTTGTTAGTGTTAAGGCAGGTGAGTTTAATACCTCACAAAATCCATCAGCAGTAGATGTTCAGTTATTTGCTACACCTGAGTTTCATGAGGTTACTCGAACAGGTACACATTCACGAGATGGTAGTATAAAAATAAAACAAGTGTTGGATATTAGTAAAAAAAGTGAGTTCTATGGTTCAATAGGAACTTCAACTGGTAGTTGGGATGATTATGATACATATAGACAAACCGACCCAACTGGTTCTTATCTAGCACCATTTATTACAACTATTGCATTATACGATGATGATGGAGATATGGTTGCAGTAGCAAAATTACCAACACCAATTAAGAATTTACCAGATATGGATATGAACTTTATTGTTCGTTTCGATACTTAATCTATATTTATATTATACAAAGGAGATACTAAATTATGGCATCAATAGAAGAACTATACAACAAATCAGAATTCGCAAAAGTAGGCAAATCTAAAAATGATAAAACACCAATCGACTTGGATGGTGGTAAAGATTTATCAAATGAAGAAAACTTAGCTAAAGCTAGGGGTGGAAAACTCAACGAGAAAAAATACTCCGATTCTGTTTCACGCTAAAACCTTAGATTTTGGGTTTATATATTAACTCGAAGGATAAATGGGCATATGTTCATATTCCTAAAACAGGTGGTACAAGTATTTCTCAGGTATTAAGAGTTCAACCAAATACTACTAATCCTGCCGGTCACGATTCTCTAAGAATATTAGAGTATAACATGATGGAATATTTTAAATTTACTTTTGTGAGAAATCCATTCACAAGAATAGCATCAGCATACTTTCATGAAACTAGAAAAACACAACATATGAGTTTTGAGCATTTTTTAAAAAATGCAAATGCATATGATTTGTGGTTTTTGAACCAATCATACTACACACATCAGATAGATTCCAATGATAAAGAAATGACCTTTATTGGTAGATATGAAAACTTTAAAGAAGATACTGATTATGTTTTTAATAAATTAAATATAAAAGAAGATATTCCTCATATAAACCGTAATCCAATTTACGAAAAACACCCTAACTTAAATCAACATAAATACTACAAATATTTGTATTCTGAAGAGTGGATGAAAGAGTGGGTTAGAGAGAGGTATTATAATGATTTCAAGATTTTTAACTATGGGATGGACATATAAAGGAAAATGTATAACAGAGATATCAGATATGCCAGAAGGTACTATCGGATTCATATACAAAATAACCAACGGAGAAACTGGTCAATATTATATTGGGAAAAAATCCCTATATTCACACAGAACATTACCGCCATTAAAAGGTTATAAACGAAAAAGAAAAGTAGTAAAAGAATCTAAGTGGTTAGATTATCGTTCATCAAATGCTTCAGTACAACTTTGGTTTCATTCAAACGAGATGGCACTACAAGAAGAACCGAGGGGAGAGATAAACGATACACTAAAGTTAGAAATACTTAGATTTTGTAAAGGAAAGAAAGCTTTAACCTATTATGAACTACAAGAACAGTTCTCACACAACGTATTAGGAGATGAGTTATC